GGTAGTTTCGTAGCGATACTAGCAGTCACGGTTGCAGAGAATGAATCATCGTCATTCAGTGCATCTGCTAATTCGCCTAAAGTATTAAGCCCAGCACCAGCATCACCTACCAGAGTAGATATCTCATCGTCTACATACTTCTTAGTAGCCGCATCTAAGTCGGCTGATGGTGCAGTAAGATTAGTAATCGTAGCTGATGTACCAGCATTCATATTTAGATTGCCGTTAACTACTACGTTGTTGAATGAAGATGAGCCACTAGAGGCCGTTACATTACCAGTTAAATCACCAGTAACGTTTCCTGTGACCGCGCCAGTATGAACACCCGCCGTATTACCCGTTACGTTACCCGTAAGAGCGCCTGTTATGCCACCGGATGAGGTTATTGTAGTAAAAGCACCACTGGATGTAGCTGAAGCGCCTATTGTAGTTCCATCTATAGCACCGCCGTCTATGTTAACAGAAGCCAGAGTTGCGGCTCCCGTAGACTGAAGGGTAGTGAACTTACCTGTGGTATGACTAGAAGCACCAATAGTAGTGCCATCAATAGCACCCGCATTGATATCAACTGTTGCAAGAGTTGTAGTGCCGGATGCTCCAAGAGTGGTAAATGATCCTGTACTTGGAGTGGATGCACCAATAGTTGCCCCGTCTAACGTACCGCCATTAATATCGGCTGTAGCGGCTACAAGGCTAGTATTTGCGTTAAGAGTGGTAAACGTACCAGCGGCTGGAGTAGAAGTACCAATAGGTGCGTTATCAATAGCACCTGAGTTAAGGTCTACGGATGTAATAGTAGTAGTACCTGTGGCAGAAAGATTAGCAAATGTTGCATCACCTGTTACGCCCAGAGTGCCACCTATTGCAGTATTCCCTGTAACATTAAGAGTGCCACCAACGGCTACGTTTAATGCGGCGGCTATGCCACCACTCAGAAACAAGTCCTGAAATCTTACTGAATTAGAGCCTAAATCTACATTATCTGTTCCATCAGGAAGTACAGCATTACCGCTTGTTACTTGTACTAACTCACGCCATACAGCGGCATTGCCTGTATTAACTATACATATGTATACACGGCCTGTGCTTACGTTTGTCCATAGAGACCCTACAGCATATCCTTCAGTAGTATCATTTGTAGCTACAGGTGCGGCAGTGGCATCAGATTTATTCTTCCCGCCAATACCACCATTTACGGCTGGCAAGAAACCTGTAACAGAAGTTACTAAATTAATCTTATTAGAATTACCTGTGCTTCCATCGTGAGTGTGACCACTGCTTGCGTTAAATGCAGATGCAAGTTGATTAAATTCAGCGGTCAAAGGAGGGGCTGTAATTGCCTGTCCGTTAAGTATACTAGCAGTAGACTGCCTTGTGTATCCGGCCATTGGTTATCTTCTCCCTGCAACAGAAAATTCAAAGACTAGGCCCTGAATTGAAAATGGTTCTGATTGTCCTACGGTCACAAAGGTAGCTTGTGCGGCGAAGCCAGAACCCTGTACATCTGTAGTCATTATTGGTTTCGAGGAGCCACCGTATAAAACATTGGTAGCATTGTAATCTATATTTCTACCCGCATAATTTGTTGGAGCGCCTGTGGAAGACTGTGAGTATGTAGAAGGTGTACTTACCTCACCATCTCCCCAGTCATAAGTCATAGACAGTAACATCTCTAGTGGGCCTTCTGCCCTAATAAATGTATTTATCTTGCGTATTACTTTTCGTTGTTCAGTCTCACCAAAGTCTAGGTAAGGAGTAGCATATATAGATATTATATCTGCGCTATCAAAGGATGTGCCATTTTCTTGTTTGTACACAGACCCATTATAATCGCCATGCAAAATAAACTCTGTATTTCCTACATATCCACTTGTACAACACGAAGCCCTAATTCCAAGTAACTCTCCAAACTCCCATCCGATTGCCCCTTGGCTATCAGTTAGTCCACCTATAATACCTTCGCTATCACCAGTGTTTTTAAGGTTAGTGCCTTCATCCTGTTGGAAGAAATATCTTATCTGAGACTTAGAACGTATAACCACACCACACAGTGTGTCCATTGAGTTATTCTTAATTAAATCAACCAGTGTAGCCTGAATAGGTTTACTAACAGTTTCTAGCTCTACGTCACCTATGCGGGAAGTTCCGGCAACCGGACGAAAACCGTCAGGGCTTAGGAACATAAGATCACCACCGATCTCTAAAACACTGTCCCGTGCCACACAGCCAACATTAGCAGTAACTTGATCTATTACGAATGCGTTGGCAGAGTTTACGTTAATCTTTTTTATGCCGTTATTACCAAAGACAAATAGATCATCTCTAAAAGGTTTTATCTGTACTACATCAAATCCAGCGGTAATCTGCCCAGCACCAGAGGCTGAAGTAAAATCATATAGCCCATCAGGATCAGCGGTAGTTGTAGGCGCAGAGTGTGCTATCGTAGCAAGAGAGGCCTCATGTCCAGCCAAAAATAAATGGTTTTTGAATACGTCAACCAAGGCGGGGGCATTGATTGCCTGATTACCTCCGGCAGTATTAGAACTAGCTCCAGTAGCGTATCCCCCACTGTTAGATGACTTTATTTCTTCCCACTGTGTGCCATCAAAAACAATGGCTGGGTTAACCCCGTCTACAAAAACAATCTTGTTTCCAGTACCAAAGTTAAAGCTTACGTGCCGAAGTCTTTGAACAGTTAGGCCGTTTGCAGTCATTGGTCTTACTACGGAATGATTAAGAGTAAACTTTCTCCAGCCTATGCCTGATGTAAAATAATAAAAACTGTAGTTGTTACCAGTAGCGTCTTTTCTTGCGGCTATAACAGTAGTAGTGGCAGTAGCATCGTTTTTAAATATTGCTACACCAAGTACTTTTCCTGTGGCTGTAGTCTGACCATGTACAGTTACCTCACCATACGCAGTATCATACTTGTTAAAGCCTTCAATTCTTCGATAGCCACCAAACAAGGATGGCTCATAGTTAGTTAATTTAGTAGCACCCCCCGGACTATTCTCCGATAAATCTAAGTGATTTTCGTTTGAGTTCAGTCCACCGCTACAGATCGTTTTAAAAGACTGTATGTTATCTGGCATTAAAACCTAATCCTAGTGTCTCGTATTGAGGCGGTATTATTAATATATAAGGTTTGAAGGTCTTTAATGCCTTTTTCAAAAGCACCATAAGCGACCTGTGCCGCTTCAGTGTTATCCTTAAACATATACATATAATACAAAGCACCATCAATCAGCACACTGTCGTGGCTTTCTGGTATCCTTGTAACATCAGTAGAGAGATTTATATCTGTGAAATTCAGAAAGTAATTAAATCGGATAGAGTACGCCTTATCAGGCGAAGGGGTGACCCCATAGCCGTTGCCGTGGGCTGAGAATACAAAGTCAGGAATACCTCTTCCTGTACTTCCACTATTCATGTCAGTGTCTCTAAAGTTCTTTAACCAATCATCACGATCTTTGTAGCTCAAGGTCTTATATGATGTGCCTAAGCTATCGTCTTTTTGTATCTGGAAGCTGTTCCAATCAACAGCCTTAAAGAATGAAGGCCATGCATATTCTTCTTGGCCTACTATCAGTGTATCAGTTTCTTGTGCGGCGTTAAAAGGCCACTCAAACTCTGCTTGATTTATTTTTGCTACGGCAGACTTAACTGCGTCTTTAACTAAAGCCTGTACTCCCCGTATAGAAGAAAAGTCATCTGCCGCTATCTCAACTTCATTAAGACGGCGCAGAGTAAGATTACATAGCTCTAAATAAGTAGATGGCATAAATAAACCTCTGAAAGAGAAAGTGAGGGGCCAGCGCTTGACCAGCCCCTCTCAGTATTTTATGCTAAGTTGTAGTTAGCAGTGAACAATGCTTCAGGGCGGAGTATTTTCCTTCCGTATAATTGCATTCCACGCACCACATCAGCGAAGGTTGTTTGACTACGGAAAGTTTCTGTTTTTGCAATCTGTTCCGCAGTAGCAACCGCAGAAGCATGACCAGCAACCAGAACTCCGAAATTAGTCTCCGAACCTGTGGCAAGTGCTACACCAGCACCAGTACCTTCGTATGGAAGGTTATTGGATTTGTAGACTGAGAAGCCACGAATTGTTCCCGGTAGTTTACCGTTACGCATTTCGTCACCGCCGTTGAAGTCAGCATTGATCAATTTGCTCGACTCGTCCATTAGGACTTCTGCGAACACGGGGTCAATACAGAGCCAACGACCATCA